TATTATTACTAATACATAGGAACTACATATGACACGAGAACAGATGGTTGAGGAATTAGTTGAACACGCCCTTTATTATGCCACTCTTCCTGAAGTTGTTTATTGGTACAGGAAGAAAGTGCTTGAGGAATTGGAAGAATATTCTGATGATGTGTTATCCTACAAATACGAACAAGCATTTGGTAGTGAGGAGGTAGTACACTGATGGCTTTTGTTAAGTTACACCAAGAGTGTGGTGACTGTGGGTCTAGTGATGCGTTGTCCTACAACGAGGATGGATCTAGCTATTGCTTCTCATGCGGTACATTCACCCCCTCAGAATCCACAGGAGGCTCTGTGAGCAACATTAAGGAACGAGTAGTACCTGCATCAGGGTTCGACAAAGCGGCCTTCACAGAGCCATACAAGGGCTATCAGGACAGGGGTCTAACTGCCACTACAATGGCGGCGTACTCCGCACAACAGAAGGCAGGTAACATTCTGTTTGGTTATCATGATCCTGTTGGTGAGCTAGTGGCGATAAAGACTAGGTATCCTGACAAGCAGTTCAAGATCAGTGGGGATTGGAAGAAGGCTGGGTTGTATGGTCAGCATATGTTCCCGTCTGGTGGTCAATACATAACCGTAGTAGAAGGAGAGTTCGATGCACTGGCATCCTATCAAATGTTTGGTGGCAAGTATCCTGTTGTGTCTATTCGTAATGGTGCCCAAGGTGCTGCTGCTGACTGTCGTCGCGCCTACGACTTTCTCAACCAGTACGATCATATTATCTTTTGCTTTGACAACGACGATCATGGGCGCTCTGCTGCTATAGAGTGTGCTGATATCTTTGGTGGTAAGTCTCGTATCTTCCATCATGGTGAGCACAAGGACGCCTGTGACTACCTGCTGAACAGTGACAAGGATGACTTTGTTAAGCGTTGGTGGGCGGCTAAGACCTACACACCTGATGGTATGGTGATGCTGGGTTCTCTGCGTGAGGCACTGAAGAAACCGTTGGAGGAAGCAGAGGTACGCTACCCATACAAGGGACTAGATGACATGACGTTTGGTATCAGACCGACTGAGCTAGTCACCATCTGTGCTGGCTCTGGTCTGGGTAAGTCTACGTTCATGCGTGAGCTAGTGTTCTCCATACTGGGACAGACCAACGACAGGGTAGGGCTAGCGTTCCTTGAAGAGACACCTGATCGTACTGCTCGTGGTCTTGTGGGATTACAGATCAACAAACCTATCCATCTTCCGGGTTGTGACTACTCACCTGCTGAAGTAGACCAAGTGTTCGACAGTCTGGATCTTGATGATCGTGTTGTACTGTGGGATACGTTTGGTTCCAACAAGATAGAGAACGTACTGGCACGGTTCCGTTACCAGATCAAGGTGCTGGGTGTCAGCTACATAGTTCTGGATCACATCAGTATCTTGGTGTCAGATCAGGACAACGGTGATGAGCGTAAGGCTATCGACGAGATCATGACCAAGCTACGTATGTTCTGTCAGGAGATGCGAGTGTCTATGTTTGTTGTGTCACATCTGAAACGTCCTGATGGCAAGGGTCACGAGGACGGTGCATACACCAGCCTTGGTCAGCTACGTGGGTCAGCAGCTATAGCACAACTCAGTGACATTGTGTTAGGATTAGAACGTAATGCACAAGCAGAAGACCCTATGGTACGTAACACCACCAACGTGCGTGTGCTGAAGAACAGGTTCAGTGGTATGACAGGGCCGGCGACTGCGCTGATGTACAACAAAGATACGGGGAGACTCACTGAGGTATTTGAATGAGGTGTATTGCTTGTGATAAGATAATGACAGACTACGAGCTAACCAAGAAGTTCAGCGGTAGTGGGGAGTTCGTTGATATGTGTAACGAGTGCAGTAGGTTTCTTATCGAAGATGATTTGACAGCAGTAGGTAATGTAGACTATGCTACGCTCAGTGATCTAGAGGAGATTAAAGATGTCGAGGATGGGACAATGGATTATGACACAGGAACAGAACAAGGAGATGAGGGATGGTGGTAGCCAACTATCAGAAAGACAGAAGCTTGATCTCGCCTACTACGAATACTGTGTTTATAGACATAGAGGCAGACGGCCTGAACCCTACGAAAGTACACTGCGTGGTTACCAAGAGATCGAACGAAGCTCACTTGACCCACTTATCTAGAAGGAGTTTGATGGATGAACTGGCAAAAGGTGGACAGATATGTGGGCATAATCTTATTGGGTATGATGTTCCTGTCCTTAACCGTCTATGGGGTGTACGCATTCCACAATACAGAGTTGTGGACACACTCGTACTTTCTCGTTTGTTTCATCCCGATCTGGATGGTGGTCACAGCCTCGCTGCTTGGGGAACTAGGCTCGGTTTTCCTAAGGGCAATCATTCGGAATGGGAAGTCTTCTCTCAGGAAATGGTTGAGTACTGCAAGAGAGATGTTGATGTAACAGAGCGGCTACACAATGCACTGATGCAACAGATGCAGTTGTTTGGATTTACTAAGCACTGCGTTGATCTTGAGCACAGCGTTGCGTGGATATGCAAAGACCAAGAAGACAATGGGTTTGAGTTTGACAAGGAAGGTGCAGTTAAACTGTACGAAGAACTGACTACCCGTATGCACAGGATTGAGAATGACTTACAACAAGTGTTCCCACCTATCGTGGAGGAAAGGTACAGTGACAAGACGGGTAAGAGACTCAAGGACAAAGTTACGGTATTCAATGTCGGCAGTAGACAACAGATCGCAGAGCGTCTTGCTGGCAAGGGTGCTGAGTGGAAGGAACTCACTCCCGCAGGAAAACCGAAAGTTGATGAGTCGACGCTTAAAAAGCAGACTCACATTCCCGAAGCAAAGATTATTCTGCGTTACTTACTCTGCCAAAAACGCGCATCTCATGTGGACTCGTGGATTAAGGCAGTGGGAGAAGGAACTAGAATACATGGCAGAGTCAGACATATCGGCGCTGTCACCGGAAGGATGGCACACTCCTCTCCGAACATGGCTCAGATACCTGCAGTAAGGGCTGAGTATGGTAAGCAATGTCGTGAGTTGTTTACTGTTCCTGATGGTCGTGTTCTTGTTGGTGCTGATGCTAGTGGTCTTGAGCTACGTATGTTGGCTCACTACATGGACGATGAGAACTACACCAAGGAGATACTCACTGGTGATATACACACAGCTAACCAGAAGGCCGCAGGTCTGGACAACAGGGATGATGCTAAGACGTTTATCTATGCCTTCTTGTACGGCGCAGGTGACGCCAAGATAGGTAGTATTGTGGGTGGTAGTGCTGCTCATGGTAAGCGACTGAAGGCATCGTTCCTAGAGAATACACCAGCACTGGCTGACCTACGCTCTGAGACTATGGCAGATGCAGAGACAGGATTTCTTACTGGTCTTGATGGTAGACGCATACGTGTACGTTCTGCTCATGCCGCACTAAACACACTGCTACAGGGCGCTGGCGCTGTGGTGATGAAGCAAGCCATCGTCATCCTGTATGACCTACTGGAACGTGTTGATTTCAAACTGGTTGCACAGGTACACGACGAGTGGCAGATAGAATGCAAACCAGAAGACGCAGACTTCATTGGTAAGTCTTGTGTGAACGCAATGGTATTCGCAGGTGAAGTCCTGCAACTGAACTGTCCGTTGGACGGAGAGTATAGGATTGGTACTAGTTGGTGTGATACCCACTAGCACAATTCTATTTTATGTGGTATAATATTAGGGTAAGTTTAACTAGCGGAGATATGCTATATGTCTAATGAAGCACCCAATGTAATGGTCAAGTGTGATTTGTTTTGGCCCAGCCTGACTCACATAAATGAGTTAGCGGGTAAGTACACAGTCGATCTTGGCAACTTATCTGACGCGGCTGTTACTGCGTTGGAAGACATGGGACTTAACATTCACAACAAAGGGGATGAGCGTGGAAACTACATCACCTGTAAGTCTAAAAACAAGTACAGAGCATTCAACCCTGATGGATCAGAGTTGCTCATCAAGGGACGAACACCACGAGACGACACTGATGACCCAGAGTCAGGAGTCATTGTGGGTAATGGTTCCAAAGCCAAGTGCCTTGTTGGGTATTACGATTGGGAGTACCTTAAGAAGAAAGGTCGTAGTGCCACGCTTAAGCGCCTTGTGATTGATGAGGTTGTAGAGTACTCACCTGAAGTCGAAGAGATGGAAGCTCTGTGATACTGATTGATGGTGATATGCTGGTGTACCGTGTAGGGTTTGCTTGTGACGAAGAACCAGAAGACGTTGCAACGCAAACACTGGACAACTACCTGTCCGAAATGGTCATGGATTTGTCTGAACACTACACATCCAGCATTGTTTATCTAACTGGTAAGGGTAACTTCAGGGATGAGGTTGCCGTTACCCAACCCTACAAAGGTAATCGTGATGACAAGCGAGTGCCGGTACACAAGAACCTGCTACGTGACTTTATGATATCTGAGTGGAACGCACAGGTTGTTGATGGTATGGAAGCTGACGATGCTATTGCTATCAAGGCTACTGAGCTAGACCACAACGCCATCATCTGTTCGTTGGACAAAGACTTTAAGCAGGTTCCTTGTCCTATGTACGACTACACCAAGAAAAAAGTAAACTCAAGTTTACCTGACGATGCTATGCGTTGGCTGTACAAGCAGGCGTTGATGGGTGATCGTGTTGACAACATACCGGGCGTCTATGGTATCGGTCCTAAGAAAGCAGACAAGATCATAGATCCATGCGAGTCAGCGTGGGAGTGTTACAGTACTTGTCTTACACACTATTGGGACAACGAGTTGGATGAAGACAGGCTGCTAGAGAGTCTGCAACTTCTGTACCTGTTACGTTCACCTGATGATAAGTATGAAAAACCATCGGAGATTTAAATGAAAGAATACATGGTCACTATGTGGGAAAACTCAGATCAAGACTGTCTCAGAGAATTAATTTCTTTTAAAACAAAAGAAGAAGCTTTAGAGTGGGCAATGAAAGATATTGAATTTTACGGAGTCGGTTCATTTCAAATAGATCAGATAGACGTAGATGAAAAAGTATGATTCCAAGTTTGAGAAAGAAGTCCATGAGATTATGCAGGGCTGCGAGTATCACCCAGAAGAACGATTGTTTTATCTTGTTCCTAAATACTACGAACCTGACTTTGTTTATAGGTACAGAACTAAGACTATATACATAGAAGCAAAGGGAAGGTTCCGTACATCTGAAGAGGCACGTAAGTATGTCATCATCTCAGAAACACTTAGCCCAAAGGAGGAGTTGGTATTTCTCTTCCAACGCCCAAACACACCAATGCCGGGATCACGAAGAAGAAAAGACGGTACACGTTACACAATGGAAGAGTGGGCAGACAAGAACGGATTCAAGTGGTACACCATCGAAACAATACCAACAGGGTGGAGAAGATGACTAGGCACCTAGTAATACCTGACACTCAGATCAAACCAGAACATCCCATTGACCATATGTATTGGGCAGGACGTTACGCTTGTGCCATGAAACCCAACGTCATTGTTCATCTAGGCGATCATTGGGATATGCCATCGTTGTCATCGTATGACGTAGGCAAGAAGTCGTTCGAAGGTAGGCGCTACTCTGCTGACGTAGAGGCTGGCAACGAAGCCATGCAGGTATTCATGGATTGTATCAGGGCAGAACAACAGCGCCTGCGTAAACGAAAGAAGAAGATATGGAAGCCACGGCTCATCTTTACTCTTGGTAATCACGAACAACGAATAGAACGTGCAGTAGAGAACGACGCCAAGCTAGAAGGACTGATGAGTTATGAGGATCTTAATCTCAGGGGCTGGGAAGTTTATCCGTACCTTCAGCCGGTTATTGTGGACGGTATTGCTTATTGCCACTTTTTCACTAGCGGTGTCATGGGCAGGCCAGTCACTAATGCAAAACTACTGCTCCAAAAGAAACATATGTCATGCGTCATGGGACACGTACAAGACAGAGACATTGCCTTTGACAGAAACGCAGCAGGAAAAAGAATGACTTCCTTATTTGCTGGTATATATTATCAACATGATGAAGAGTATCTTAACCCACAGACTAACGGATCATGGTCTGGTTTGTGGGTGTTTAACGAAGTAGACAACGGCACATTTGATGAGATGCCCGTGTCTATGACATACCTGCGGGGGAAGTACGGTGTTAACTCTTGATGAAATACTAGAACGCATAGCCTCACGATATGATGAGGTAACAATAATGGAAGCATTAGAGATTACATCAGAAGAGTTAGTCGAAAGGTTTGCTGACAAAGTAAACACAAACAGTTGGAAGTTTGATTTGGAGGAAGAATGTGAGCATTAATAGGGCTAGTCCAGAAGAGTGGAACAGAGCTAGTAAGACAGTGTACGGTAAACTGCACCATCCAGAAGATCCTGCTATACAGAAACAAATAGGTGGTAATCATTACAGTCGTTATGCTATTCAACCCGTAGACTTCATCATTGCCAACAACCTTGATTGGTGTGAAGCCAATGCAGTGAAGTACATTACGAGATGGAAAGACAAAAACGGAGTAGAGGATATCAAGAAAGCCATTCACTACTTAGAGATCCTACTGGAACGTATACAAGATGACTAACGTAATTGAAGGTAACTTCAAAAAAGACGTACCTGCTAATGAGTTTCTTGTTTCTTGTGCATTAAGAGCACAGAACCAGATAGAAGAGGGTAGAAACCCCAAGGTAGTTGTGGTATTCTTTGAAAACGGCTACCCGCTAGAAGTCACATCGTCAGAGCAATACCCTGATGGAGTGTTTATGACGCTTCACTTGGCGGCGGCGGCGATAATCAATGAAACACTAGGAGTAACAGGAGAACCAGAATAAATGGATGCATACCAACAGTACATACACAAATCACGTTACGCACGTTACTTACCAGAAGAGAAGCGTAGGGAAACATGGGAAGAAACAGTCAACAGGTACGTAAACTATTGGGTTGATCGTGCTAATCTAAATGACTTTGAAGTGTCAGAGATATTTAAAGCTATCCATGACCTAGATGTAATGCCTTCTATGCGAGCACTAATGACCGCTGGTGAGGCGTTGGATCGTGACAACGTAGCTGGGTTTAACTGTAGCTACTTGCCTATCGATCATCCCAAAGCGTTTGACGAGATGATGTATGTCCTTATGTGCGGCACAGGCGTAGGCTTTAGCGTTGAACGACAGTATGTACAAAAGTTACCAGAAGTAGCGGAGACATTCCATGCAACCGACACAGTTATTAATGTGGCAGATTCGAAGATCGGATGGGCGAAATCGTTTAGGGAGTTGGTATCACTGTTGTATTCAGGTCAAATTCCCCAATGGGATGTTAGCAGAGTTAGACCTGCAGGTTCCCCGCTACGAATTTTTGGCGGCAGAGCATCGGGTCCAGAACCTTTGCTTGAACTGTTTCGATTCACAGTTGAACTTTTTCAAGCTGCGGCTGGCAGAAGACTTAGCTCCGTTGAATGCCACGATCTTTGCTGCAAGATTGCTCAAATCGTCGTCGTCGGAGGAGTTAGACGATCAGCCCTCATCAGTCTCAGCAACCTCACAGACGACAGACTCAGACGATGCAAGCACGGACAATGGTGGGTAGACAATCCTCAACGGGGGCTAGCTAATAACTCTGCCTGTTACACAGAAAAGCCCGACTTTGAGGCTTTCTTAAACGAATGGACAAGTTTGTATGAATCAAGATCTGGTGAACGAGGTGTCTTTAGTCGAGTGGCAAGTCAGAAACAAGCTGCACAAAACGAACGGCGAGATGCTACCTATGATTTTGGAACTAATCCATGTAGTGAAATCATCCTCAGACCCTATCAATTCTGCAATCTATCGGAAGTTGTTGTCAGGCCATCCGATACGCTCGCTAGTCTCAAACGAAAAGTACGCATTGCGACTATCCTTGGAACTCTACAGGCTACCCTCACTGACTTCAGATACCTACGAAACATCTGGCGAGTAAACACAGAAGACGAGGCACTGCTTGGTGTTAGTCTTACAGGTATCATGGATCATCCATTACTTTCAGGACGAGGAGACAAAGGTGAACTCAAGAAGTGGCTCAGAGCTATGCGAACAGAAGCCATTAAGACTAATGAACAGTGGGCCGGTAGGCTGGGTATTAACGCATCTACAGCCATTACTGCTGTTAAGCCTTCAGGTACTGTTAGTCAGTTGGTCGATAGTGCTAGTGGTATCCACCCTCGCTATAGCAGTCAATACATTCGTAGAGTTAGGGCTGACAGCCGTGACCCACTTTGTACCGTCTTGGAAGCCGCAGGAGTGCCTGTAGAGGACGATGTAATGTCACCTAGTACCAAGGTATTCAGCTTCCCTATCGCCTCTCCAGAGGGCGCTGTGACAGCCTCAGAGATGGGTGCTATGGAGCAGCTAGAACTGTGGGAAATATATCAGGATGAATGGTGTGAACACAAACCTTCCATGACTTGTTACTACCGTGACGATGAGTTCTTGGAGGTAGGGCAGTGGTTGTACAACAAGTTTGACAAGGTTAGCGGTATCAGTTTCCTGCCGTACTCAGACCACACGTACCAGCAAGCACCATATGAGCCTGTTGATAAGAAAGAGTACAGACAACTTGTCAAAGACTTTCCAAAAGAGATATCTTGGGATATAGAAGAAGCCAGCGATATGACTGAAGGATCACAACAACTGGCTTGCACAGGAAACAACTGCGAGTTATGACATAAAGAAGATGGAGTAACCTTTGTTACCACCACCTACGTCCTCTGGCTTGTCTTTGGCGTCATGGGACGTAGGTATTCCTTCCTTCTGCATCTTTTTAATTTGATCTTTAGACCGCTGACACATACTGTGATAGTCGATAGATGTATAACTGACTGTATGCTTATCGTCACTCATCTTCAAGAACTCCTTTTAATGTTTTACCTACAACAGGAAGAGCATAAATTGAATCGTCCGGTATTGGATTAGGTACTTCACCTGCTATCAAAGCTCTAGCTACATCTGCTGTGTCTTCTAACACATTAGCAGGCAACGTAGCACCAACAGGAGGAAGAATGTTATTCATGAATGCCGTAGCAGGGTCACTCATAAACTTATCGTAGCCATAATCATTAGCGCCCATAGCACCAAACGTAAACACAGAACCTACCTGATACAATGCACCATAAGCGGCTTGCTCCAAGTCAGGTACATCACCCTTTATAACCTGTCTACCTTCGTTAACAATACCATAACCACCACCAGACAAGACCATGTATCTCATTGCGTTCTGTAACGCTTGCTTTTTGTTACCCGCATTCCACTCTTTAAAGATCCTACGTTCCATCAAATCAAACTGCTTGATAGCAAAACCTTTGAGCATATAAAACAAACGAGCATTAGGATTAGCTAAACCAAAAGAAGTCTGTGCAGCGGCGTTGATAGGTTGCAACTTAAACAAATCAAACATAACAAGATCACGTACTAACTCACTGTTTGTGTTGCCTGCTGCTATGTCTCGTTTTAACTGGTCTATTTCAGGTTTACTAAAACTGTATTGCCACTTGTTATCAAATGAACCATCAGCTATATCTTGTCTTGCTTTTCTAAATGAAGCACCCATGATACGGCCTTTACCAAACTGATCTAGCTTTGAAAAACCAGACCAATTCATAGACCATTCCAGCAGTGACTCACTAGCTTGTGCTGCGTTTTCTAAAAACTTATTACCGCTTATCTTATCTCCCAAAAGTTTTTGGTCTGTGCCTTTCCGTGCTTTACGTACAAACTCACCAAATACTTGTCGAGCAAGACCCATGTCAGCAGGATTCAAAACAATACCGCCTTTGTCAAACAAAGCTCCCAGAACATTTCTTACACCTAGCTCAAACGAGGCGTTAAACAAATCATGTACGTTCATTAACGCGCCATAAGGATTAGCAATAGTACCTACGTAGCCAAGACTACGAACCATTTCTAATTCATGCGACATACCCTTGTTAGCATTAATACCAAGGTCATCTATAATTTGTTTTGCATTGTTTATTTGTGTGTCAGACAAACCCTCACGCTTTAGCGCCTCTTCAATAATGCGATCATCAAATAATTTAAAAGATCCAGCTTCTTTTGCTGCTGTTTCTTCTAATGTCTTTTTACCTTGAGCAACAAGAGGCTTACCTACAGTACGAAAACCCAGTTGTTTACCAAGCTCCATACGAGTTAGTGTTTGACGTTGCCATCTCCAATGAGAGTCAAATATATTTTCGTAGTCTTTTTGTTCTTCTACTTTTTTCTTAGCGTTCTTTTTACGCCACTTTTTCATAGAAGGACGTTGAATATCTTTAGATGCTGCGTCTTCTGATTTAGCTTGTGCTTTTTGTCTAAAAGACCTAAGACTAGAATCCTTAGCTGTAGTAGTTACATTAGAGTGCATCCACAAACGAGATAGATCACCCGCAGTTACTTCTCTGCGATAACGTTTAGAAAATTCTAGATTGTCATCAAAAAATTTATTAAGCCTTTCTTCTGAACCCTTGCCTATTTTACCTTTAGCTATGTTTATAGCAGCTTGTAGGCGTTTTTCTCTAAACTCTTGTGTTAAACGTGAGTTCATTACATCAAGCAATGCATCATTAAAGTTTACGTTTTCCTCTGCTAACTCACGAAAAGGCTCCATACCTTTCCACATCTTATCCAATACTGTTTGACCACGAACAACACGGTTCATCCCACGTATAATCCGTTGAGAAAAAGACTTACCTACTGTTTCTTCAGCAAGAGTAGCAATAGGAGAAGCAAGTCTTCTCAGTTTTACAATAGTACTTTGTGCTTGTGGTATAGTTGTATTAACATCAGCAGCTAAACGACCAGTAGTCATGTCTAGTAAATCTTGACGCAACACAGACAAATCTTCTAAACCATCAAAAGTCTGATTAATAGTTTCTCGTAACTCTTTAATCTGTTTATTAGAACTGTAAACTTTGTTTAACTGCTTCATGTTTACACCCATATTTTCAGCGTAAGTACGCATACGGGTCAACATACTACCTAAGTCATTAGGATCTGCGCCTTGTCTACCTATAACATCGCCCAAGTATTCTATTTCACGCAGCAATAACTGAGTAGCTAATTCATCGTTAGTTAACTCAGCAGTAGGACGATCTATTTTTGCTTCTTGTAGTAACTGTTCTTGAAGGTCAGCTTTTTGTGCATTCAATTGTTCAATAGAATCAACTTGACGGCCTAATTGTGGGTCAAAAATACTATCAAATATACGCCCAACAACAGCGCCACCAGCACCGTAGTACAGACCTTTTTCTAGTCTATCAGCTACGTCTTCACCTACACCAATACCATAAGCGCCTGCTTCTAGACCACCAGCTATAGCAGAAGAGGTTACTCCAAGAGAGCGTAAAGAACCTACAATACCCACACTAGTGGGTAAGGCACCTGCAATTTCACCATACAAAGCAGTTCTTGGACTAAGCTTTGAAAACTCATCCATTTCACCACGTATACGTTTTAGTGCTACATCATACTCTTCGCCAGATGCTAACGCTTCCAGTTCTTCACCAAAACCAAGAGTAAGACCTTGAGCAATAACTCTTGTAGTGCCAAGAACATCTCTAGCTTGTCTAGCTTCTTTGTTAGAAAAATATTTTTCTACTGGGTCTTCAGGAACCTCAAGCCTACCTAGCTCTACTTTCTCTACTTTACCTCTGTTTAAATACTTTTCTACAGGATCAACAACAGGAACGTCTTTTAAAACGCGTTGAGGTACAGTAATCTCACTAGGCGCTTTAGGCTGCATTGCTTCCATTTGTGCAGCGGCTAACTCAGACTCAAGACGAGGAGTAGATCTAGCAGGTATAGCTACTTGTTCTCTTTTAGGTACTCTAACAGGTGCTAAAGCTTGTTCAGGTACACGTTGAGCATCAACAGTTATTTCAGGAAACCTACCTGCTCTTTGCGGAACAATAATATTATTAAGATATTTTTCTACAGGATCTGGTTCTACTTTTTTTTGAGGTATAGGAACCTGTCCTCTTTGAGTAGGTATAACTTCTTCTAACTCAGGCAAAGGCGGGGGAGTTTCATCTACTTTTTGTGCAGTTACCTCTACTTCTGGAAAACGACCAGCACGTTTTGGTACTGTTACTTCTTCAACAGTAGGTTTTTGTGGTATAGGAACTTGCCCACGTTTAGTAGGTATAATAGGTTCAAGAACTTTTTGTACATCAGTGCGTACTTCTTGGAGAGTATCTTCTAGTTTTTTACGATCTATCTCATTAGGGAAAGTTGCTTCATAGTCAGTAACTTCTTCTATTTTACGCTGTGCCATTCCTTTTTTAACAGGATCAACATCAGGTGCTTTTTGTTCTTTAGGTAACGGTAAGAATTGATTTGTTCTTTGAATAGTTTCTTTGTCGGGGTTAGTATGATGTTTACGAAAATAAAAATCTCTACCAGCCTTAATGTCACCATTAGCTATTTTTGCTATGTTGGCGTTTTTTTCTAACCTATACATACGTATAACAAAAAGTTCTTCTTGTTCTAAAGAACTAAGCTTACGAGGATCTTTATGTTTTTTTGCTTCTCTGATGTATTCAGGTTCAGGTATGCCAGACTTTTTATAGTAAAGAGAAGCAGCATCTAGATCTTCTGAAAAAGGCGCAGGAAACCACTGGAAGTCGCCCAGTGCACGATTACCCGTATCTTTATCAGCTTTCCCTGTAGTGTTTCTACCGCCAGAACTTTCTATTTGCTTGACGGCATCTACGTATGTTCTAATATTATCTTCAGACTCTAGCGGAGATACACCAACATCGGACATCATCCAATCTACAATAGGTCTGTTGAGAAGCGGGTCTGCTACTTTTGCCTGTAACTCTCTAGCTTCAGCCATTAGCTATTAATTCCTTTGTTTACTGAAAAGATGTTCTACTTGTGGATTGCTCTCCTACTCTTTGCATAACACGTTCTGCTTCAAGAGAGTTTAACTTTCTAATAGCATCTTTTCTTGACAAATCTTCTCTTTCCATAAGAGCCACAATTGCCGCTTCTCTATCTGCTGCTTCTTGACGTTTTTCTTCTACATTAGCTTGGCGTCCTTCTTCAAGACGTAAATCATGTTTTTCACCTAACAAATCAAGAGCAGTTTTGATAGCTAAGTTTTTATCTACATCTGGATTCTTTTCTATTTCTTGTGCAATAAAAGAACGAAAATCATCTGCTAAATCTTCATCATCCTTAACTCTTTCTACAACTTCTACTAAGTCTTCACCATATACCCATTCAGAAATACCGCCTTCTTCTAACAAAGCATCAACCATTCTATCTGCTTTAGCTTCTAATCTGTTAGTACTACGATCAATAGTTTGCTGTCTTCCGTATTCAGCCTGTACAGCACTACGAATAGCGTCAGCAGCAGTTTTTGCTTCCCCAGCAGTAACAGAACTGTCTGGATCTTTTTTACGTTCTAAAATATCTAAAGCTCTTTGAACTTCAGGAGACTCTCTTAATTCTTTATTATTTTTTAAAATGTCTTTATAAAAAGAAGATAAGTTACCGTCCTTTAACATGGAAAGGTGACCATCTCTTATTTTACGTAAATCAACAACCTGTTTAGTTAACTCAGCTTTTTCTCTGTCTGTAAAACCATTGATTCTTCCGTCTTGCCCTACAGACTGCTCTGGCAAAGCATCAATATGAGCAACAACATCTTCAATAGAAGAACGAGCTAGAGCATTTGCATAATTTTCGACTCTCATTTCTGATTGATCTTCTAAGAGTGATACTACTTTTTCTTTACGCTTAGAACCTAAACCTACAAACTTAGTAGGATCAGTCTGCATAGTGTCACGAGCTAGTGTATTAATTTGATCTTGTAAATTAGAAATATTTGTAGGATCTACAGCCCTATCAAGTTGCTGCATTAACTCAGCAATTTGTCCTGCACCTTGCATTCGTATTTGACTTTGTAAATTAGCAGCCGCTTTTTCTATTGCAATAGCACGTTGAGTATTCCCTTTCATTCTAGCTTGTTGAGCGAGTGTGTTTAGTTGTGCTACTCTCTGTATTGCTGCAGAGCCAGTAGTCGGGCCTGAAAGAATCTCAGAAAGTTGTTCTCGCTCTGCTTTTTCTTCTTTTTGTAACTGCATCACACGCGGAGCCATGCCTATACCACGAGCAGCCTCAAACAAACCTTTCTGGTAAGTTGGTTGAAGCAGACCTTGTAAAAATGCTTGTGAAAACTTAGCCATGTTTATTCAACCTTATCATATATCGAAGAAAGAACCGATTGCCGTACCTATACCACCACCCTTAGTAGCTACTGGGCTAAACAGACCACCTAACAACCCAGAACCAATACCACCAAGGAGGTTAGCTCTTGCTTGCTCTGCAATTAGTTGTGCTTCAATACCACTCATAATTGTTTCACCGTACTGACCAGTACCAAACAATTGAGCTTGTTGTTGTAACTGAGGGAACAACTGAGTAGCTTGAATAGCATTAATAAGTTGTGCTTGTGGTACATATGCACCGCCTAGTGCGCCCAGACCAAGTTGTTGTTGAGCCTGTTGTAGACCCATACCGCCCGACAACAAACCCATCCCGCCAGAAAGAGCCTGTAGTGCTTGTGCTTGTTGTGCTGTTTCTAAAGCTTGTCTTTGTCCTGCAAGACCAGAACCTAAACCAGCGTATTGTGCGCCAAGTGCAGCTTGTTGCTGTTGCTCTTGTTGTGCCTGTTGCATCGCCATAAGAGCCGCTTGGTTCTGTGCAGACTCTTGTGCTTTAGCTAAAGCTAACTGTTCTGGCGTACCTCCAAACATAGAAGTACGAACACCACCACGGCCTTGAGCAAACAAACGTTCTTCTAACGCTAGTCGTTGTCGTTCTTCTTCACCAAGTTGTGTAGCTCTAATACGATCATACACAGCTTGTTCTCTAGCACCAGTAGGCATACCGGCTTGGCCCATAAACTGACCACCAAGACCAAATGCTTGTTGTGCTGCTGCTTCCTGCTGAGACAAACCAAAAGGCGTAGCACCTATCTGTGCCTGACCTGCACCAAGAAGTTGTTGACCTGCACCAGTTAACTGTTCAGCACCTACAGGACCAACACCAAACCGTTGACCAGCTTCACCAAGAAGAGTACTGGCTATCTGTGCTTCAGGACCACCTAACGATAAATCAGCACCCCCTTCTTCACCTACCTCTAAAGCACCACCCATTCCTGTTGTAACAGTAAAAGGTTTAAACGCAGCCATTGTAGGAATTTCATCAGCAAGAGCTGTAGCTTCTTTTTTAGCTTCTTCACCTATTGTTTGTAAACGATCATAAGCCTCTTTAGTAAGAAGACCAGCACCGGCTGTGGCACCTATTCCTAATAATGGACCCAAAAGTTTATCAAGAAAATCATCCATTAGTAAGTCCCTCCATCAATTGTCCCTGTAGACAGAGTTCCCGAAAAGTTTAGTGCGGGTATTGTCACAGTCCCTGTAAACGTGGGTGATGCGATATCCGCCTTGGTTGCTGACGCGGTTGCTATCGCGTTGAATTCAGTATCAAACTCACTACCACGGATAATCTTATTGGTATCGCCAGCAGGCAAACTATCCTTAGCAGTAAAGTTTGTTGTTTTTGTATAGTTGCTCATACTGTCTTACCTATTAATGCTAATACGTTAATTTCTTGAATCGAAAGCTGAGAACCATCTATATCGGCCTCAAGTCCAATAGTTACAACACCACCACTACCCGTAGCATTTACCGTGGGTTTAGTAGTAAGAGTACCACCAGTAAATGTACCTACTGTGTACTCTGATATACCATAAAACGCTGATACCTGATTACCTACACTAATCTCATAGTTTGAAAATGTAGTTTCAAAATCATATGCCCACTTAACAAAAATGGTTTCTTCGTTAGCGCCTATCAACGTAGGCTTAATTTTTTTAACAATTTTTGTTTTGCTAGGATCGCCAAACGTCAGCGCAGGGCTAAAATATCTAAACCTGTATACTGCTGCATTGTCTAAAAACGTATCATACTTTCCTAATCCATCAGTAGTACCAATGTACAAAGTTCCGTCTTTGTCTCTGGCAAACGATTTGTGATCCACAGACGTCCATCTAGTTGTCCTGTAAGAACCGTTTTCTAACCTACCTTTCAAATCAAAACAGTAAATAGTAGACTGACTAGGAAAACAAATAAGATAAAACGAGTTTTCAGGACTGTAGATAGAAGCCAAAGGCTCTGTTTCAGCTTCAATGACCTCAATAATCTCTGTCTTAACATTTAGACTAAGGTCGCTAATAGGCAGTGCTTTTTCTTGTATGGCTCTGCCAAGGCTTCTTAGCCCTGAGTTAGACATAAACAATATGTCGGTGCCGATTGACTGAACAGAGTTCCTATCTACACAACCTACGCCTGACACCGTATCCGCCAGTGTCATGGATGCAGGGCTGGTAGCACCCTCGTAGACAATAATGCTGTGTTCGCCAAATACGACTAGATTGTTGTTATGGGCCGCTAACGCAACCACCTCGTCATAGCCATCAGGCCATACTTTATTTATATCAATACTTCCGCTACTTCCCCCAGAAAAATCATTGCCAACCAACAGATCAGACCAGTAAATAGTTTGCGAATCTGTTGCGTTGTCAACAATAAACAGCCGACCAAAGGCCGCTAAAACTTCATTGCACTTAAAAGTGGCATTAGTAGCACCACCATTAACGACCGTAAATGTTCTTAATCCGTTGGCATTGTCATAAACCAAAGGATCAAAGCCGCGTTGGAAGAAATATGCCTTGTCGTTAAAGTTAACGATCTTCCAGTTGTTTGCAGTAATTGAATACGACCCCGGCGTAATGTCCGTCAGCGTAGTCGTACCCTTCATAATCTTGTTGTTGCCGGTGCTCAGTATGTCTTCATTGCCGGCATCATCGTAAAACTCGTGAATCCTGTGAAGGTAGTCACTGCCCAAAGCAGTCTTATTAGTTGTAATAACGCTAATACCCTTACGCGCAGCAATACGACCTCGCTTGTCAATAACAGCGTTATCTGCAACATCCGCAAAGGACGGATCTTGTGCTATTGGCGAATCTTCTGTGTTGACTCCCTTAAAACCCGGAGCAACTAGATTAATACTTTGTAACGGCTGGGCCATCTAGTGTCTCCTACGGAGTGTAAAAGATAGTTTCTTCTGGGTGCTTCTGTGCATCAAGCGCAATAGCATCAGACAGGTACGTATCTGCAATAGCAAAGTATTCTTGTGCAGATGTACCGCCTGTTTCACCACGTTCACGAGCCAACAAAGCTACAGCAAGATGAATAACAGGTTGACTAGGTATAGCTAATGTGTCAGAGTCACTACTTAGTGCTACGTTTCTAATAACGCTCTTGACCTTAATAGAGTAAACACCGTCAGGTTTTGGGTATACGTCTATCTGTGCGTCACCTGAAGCGTCTAGTCCACTAAAGGTATAGTACTCTGGTGAACCAGACGCAGGAGTGTTGATAAAAAACTTATCGTCAAACCAAGTCTGAGGTCTGTACTCCATGACAATGTTAGACGTATCGTTTATCATGTTTAAAATTTTACCTTGGTCTTGATAACCTGTCAGTGAGTACGTGTAGTCATCAGCAGCGGTAGTCAACGTTAACGTAGACCTAAGATTAGACCAATCCCAAGCGTTTTCTACAAGTTGTTTTGCGTCGTTAACAAAATCACCAACCATTGTGCTGTACGTATCGTTAGTAACAGTTGATACTGTGTCTTCTCGTAAACGTCTAAGTACGTTGTTTACTAAATTTAAATATGTCATGCTCGTCTTCCTGTTAGCAGACCATCAATAAGTGCATTAAGACTGCTCATAGCATCTAATGGTGGCGGTTTACGTACTCCCGGTAATCGTTGAGGTATATAACTAAGACCTCGCACATCTCCTGTAAACATACCATCACCACCGCCAGCACCGCCACCACCACCGCCACCACTGTCAACAGGATCACCACCCGGTTCTTCTGGATCATCAGGGTCTTCAATTATATCAACAGTTCCACCCGGAATAATTACATCAGGGTCAACACCATCATCACTAATTCTAGTAGTAATTCCAGTAGTAGTTATTTCGTCGTCATCGTCATCATCGTCATCACCACCGCCAATTTCAATAGACGGATCAGGTATAATTACATCAGGACTTATACCATCTAAATTTAAAGTTCTAGTAGTAGTTACAACAGAATCATCGTCATCGTCATCATCGTCATCACCACCAATTAAATCATCATAGCCACCATCGTCATCAGGTATAATTACAGCGGGACCAACGCCTTGATTTATAGTTCTAGTAGTAGTTACAACAGAATCATCGCCATCGTCATCACCACCGATTAAATCACCATAGCCACCGTCTGCATCAGGTATAATTACATCGGGATCAAGGCTTCCAGTTACAGTTCTAGTAGTAGTATCACCACCAATAATAGTATCGTCATCACCAGTTAAATCTGAATCTCCTATAAGATCAGGATCAACATCAAGAACATCTTGAACAGTATTTAGTTGATTAAGAAAAAGATCTTCTACTGTATCTTCATCATCTTCGGTGCCACCCGGAACAGGAAAACCAAGATCTTCAGGGTTAATTAAATCTTTTACGTCATCATAAATACCAGTAAGTATTTGACCGCCTACAACACCGCCTAATATTGACCTAACCCAACCACCAAAGCCTCCAACAGTTCCTCCGTAAGGATCAGAGCTAACACCCGCTTTCACTTGCCTTGCTTTTTCTACGACTCCATCATATATATCTTGTATTGTTATATCGCCATTAAGAACACCGTTAACAAAATCACCAACAGAAGTTACTCCATCTTTTATATTGTCACCTATATTTTCTACGGCGTCTGAAATTGTTTCAAGAGTTATATCAATTATGCCGGGAGGCAAAGGAATACCCGGAATAGCTAAAGGGCCAAATACTTTCCATGTTTTCCAATCTTTAAATATACCGTCTTCTATTGAAACTCCTGCCCCTTGAGCTTTTTTAATTTTTGTCATGGGATCGTCAATAACTGCTTCAAGAACAGTCATTATATTGTCTTCAGTAATAAGACCTTTAAGCTTATCCGGTACTGCTTCTATAGCAGCAGATATTGCATCTTCATCTGATATTGCACTAGGGTCTTCTGTTTCTGTCTCTGTTTCTGTCTCTGTTTCCGTCTCTGGTTCTTCTTCTGGTTTTATATTTTCAGAAGACCAATCATTATAACTAGTAGTAGATACTCCTTCAGTCCCTCTCGTCCTAACATCAATAATAGTTTCAGTACCATCAGGGTTAGTTCTAGCGGTAAACACTTCACGATTACCGTCACCATTTAAATCTCTAACTTCCCAATAATCAGCACCTTCAGGTAAAGCTCCGTAAATAAGTTCTAACGGAATTTCTTGGCCTTGGTACTGTACAGTTTTACCAATAACGCCAACATCTCCAGCACCAATTTGTGTTGCTATTTGAGCAAAGCCTGTTCCAAATGAGTCGTTTTTAATACTTCTAAAAGGGTTAGATTGATCTATTTCAAACATACTCATTATTACTTACCACTTTTTAAAGACATTAGCTTGTCAGCACCACGTATGCCAAAGCTGGCAGTCACGGCTACATAGAGCAAATACTGGTAGTAATCAGGTAGCTTGTCTAACTCAGTAAACGCCATACCTACTCGTTGCATAATGTTTAAGTCATCCATAGCAACTCCATAACAAACTGCTAGTAAAGGTAAGGACAACACCACAGTAAACCACTCGTCTTTCCACGAGGTTGCACTAGCCGCTGCCATTTCTTGTTCCCACGTAGCAGTGTTCCTAATGACTTCCATCTTTGCTACGTGCTTTGCTTGTGACTGCTCGTGACGGTTGTTAATCCAGTTCTTAGCGAGTCCAGCAATAGGGCCTATGAG